CGAGTCACTAGATTCTAGTGTAGAATTGCTCTTTGCACTTGAGGTTAGCTTGCAAGAGCTACCTTGGAATAGCAAGAGCAAGGCACGTGACGCGATTGATCCTGTAATTGAAAATCTGACAGAGCTGGAAGACAAGGCAGACAAAGAGAAGCCGCAAGCCAGCGCAAGATTGCCAGAGCTGGAAGCAGAAATTGCCGAAAGTCTCCGAGTTTCTGCCTTCGCCTTGGTTCAAGTTGGTCACCTGCTAAACGAGGCACGGGAAGAATTCAGCTCAGCTAATGAATTTCTTGCTTGGTCTAAGGAGCGTTTTGAATTCAAGAAGGCTTACGTTTATCGTTTGATGAAAGTTGCGGATGAATTCGCTGCTGATGACGAACTGGCAGGTCAAAGCATTAACGTATTGCATAAGCTGGCTGGATTCCCTGAAGAGGTGAAGCAAGCAGCGCGTGAACTGGTAGATGAAGGCGAGACCCTGACAGGCAAGGCAGTTGAAAAGATGGCCGGTGTACCTCAGTCAGTGGATGAGTCAAAAGAGCCTGACCTGCCAATGTCTACAACTGTAGACAACGGGCCTGACCTAGGTCAAGATGAGGGTGCTCCTTGGTCGCCTGCTACAGGTTGTGACGTGAGTATCGGAGGTATCCCGACTGCCGTGTCAGATAGCACTGACCCTGAATTGCTGAAGCTCAGGGAGCTGGTATCCGAGCTACAATCCGAGCTTGCAGCAGCTCAACAGGAGCGCGAGAGCAAGGGCAAACCCAAGGCAGTAGTCCCGGCCCTGCCGCAGTTCAAAAGTGATTGCATGTACGCTAGGCTTGGACTCAGCGCAGAACAGGCAGTCGATCCGGCTGAAGTTCGCAAGGCATTCCGTGCAATGGTCAAGCTTGGTTACAGTTCACAGCATGAGTCTTATGACCTGCTGCTGGAAGCCAAGAATACCTTGATGCCTGCTGAAGCAGTAGCAGCGTAACAGTAACGAGGAGGGCCGGGTAATTCCGGCCCTACCTAACAAGCAACGAGGTGTAACATGGATGCACATATTCAAAACATGAGTCAAGTCAAGTACCGTGTATCAGATATCGTTTCAGTTATTAAGAGAAGAAACGGTAAGCAAGGTGTTGAACTTATCCTTAGTTACTATTATGGTGGTCGCCTTAGTAACCAAGAAGTTGACGAGCTGCTGATCTGTAGCAGAATTGCAAAGAAGGTTGAATGATATGAAGTGGACTGATGAATTACTTATGGCAGAACAGATGAGACTTGAGCAAGCTGCCTTTGATGGTGGTGTTGAGCGTTACAAGAAGTCACAACAACGTGCTATTGAATCAGGTGAAGCAAGCAGCACTAACTCAAACCGTAGACTGACCAAAGAATTCATCGAGCCATTGGCCGAGGGTGTTGAAGCTTACATATTGCACTGCCGTTCAAAAGGTGGACGCCCAACTAAAGCAATACCGTACCTTGAATGCGTACCTGCCTTGACTCTGGCTTACTTGTCAGTCAAGACAATCCTTGATTACCTGTCAATGAATGGCACACTTCAGCACGTTGCGATCAAGATCGGTGGTCGCATTGAAGACCAAGCACGGTTCACCAAGGTGGAAGAGGTGGCACCGGGTTATGTAAAGAAAGTTAAGGATACACTGAAGCGAGTACGATCTAAGTCTTACCGTCATCGCCGTGAAGTTATGGCTTCAGCCGAGCGTAAGATAGCTGACCAGAAGACAGGGCCTTATGCTATTGATATAGATCGTTGGGCTGACTGGCCTAAGTCTGACCTGCTGCACATTGGTCTGACCATGATCGAGATTGTCCAGAGCACATTGCTATTCCAAGGTGAGCCAGTATTCAGGGTATCTAGGCACTCGCGCCGTGATCCTTACCACATTGAGATAAGCGGCAAGGTATCTGATTGGTGTCTTGAGTTCGATGAATTCATCGGCCAGATGAGTCCAGACTACAGCCCGTGCGTAGTACCACCTCGCTCATGGAAAGGCCCTAAGAATGGCGGGTATTACATGCCTGAAATTTCACGGACTCTTCCCTTGGTCAAGGTTAACAATCGCAAGCACCTTAAGAAGCTGACAAAAGAGCAAATGCCTGAAGTGTACGCTGCTATCAACACATTGCAAAAGGTATCATGGGAAGTTAACACTGATATCCTTGACGTGGCACAGCAGGTACAAGAGCAGGATCTAGCTATTGGTATCCCTCAAGCCGAGCCGTTCCGTCCTCCTGAAGCACCAGTAAGAGAAGAGCTGGAAGGGTTACGAGGTGACGACCTGAAAAATGCAATGACTCCTGATGAATTCCAAGAGTTCAAAGATTGGAAGGGTGAAGCACGTAAGGTTTACGAGGCAGAGAATACACGGGCAAGCAGGTACATAGATGCAAGCCGAGCGTTAGGTGTAGCTCGTAACTTCAGTCGTTACCCTGCCTTGTACTTTGTGTATACACTGGACAGCCGGAGCCGTGTGTACTGCCGCAGCTCACAGTTCGGGCCTCAAGGGGGTGACCTACAGAAAGCATTGGTTAGATTCCATAATGCTGAAGCACTAGGTACTGATGGCCGTTACTGGCTGGCCGTTCAAGGTGCTGGCACATGGGGTGAAGACAAGATTTCTTTTGATGACCGTGTTGCATTCATCGAGGGTATGGAAGAATCAATCCGGGATATTGCTGCTGATCCCTTGACCTTTCGTGAATGGGCAAACGCAGACAAGCCTTGGCAGTTCCTAGCATGGGCCTTGGAGTGGGCTGAGCTGCTGGAATGGGAAGACTCAGGGCGTAAGGCTTCAGACTTCTTAAGCCGTACACCAGTAGCACAGGATGGCTCGTGCTCAGGCATCCAGCACTACAGTGCTATGCTACGTGATGCAAGAGGTGGCGCTGCTGTTAACCTGACACCTAACGATAAGCCGCAAGATATCTATAAGGATGTTGCTGATGTAGTCATTACAAAAATGCAAGATATTATCGCTGGCAAGATAGAGGTACAGATCAATAGCCTAGGCGTAGCACTAGACAACGATCTTGTCAAGAAGTATTGCGAAGAATGGTTGTCTACAGGTGTAGACAGATCATTGTGCAAGACACCAGTGATGACCTTGCCTTATGGCAGTACGATGTTGACCTGTCGTTCAAGTATCTTTGATCACTTGTCTGATCTGGAAGCTGATGAAGCAGCCAAGGCCAAGGCAGCGGGACGCTCAGCTAACCCGGTTCATCCTTTTGGTGACAGCAGCTCAGCTCTACCAATTGGTGATGCCGTTGCAGTGTGTACTCGCTTGCTTTGGGATGCCATTGGTGACGTAGTAGTAGCAGCACGGCAGGGTATGAGCTTCATCCAGAGACTAGCAACCAAGGTAGGCAAGCAGAATAAGATCCTTCATTGGACTACGCCAACAGGATTCCTAGTTGAGCAAGCAATTTACAAGATGGAAAGCAAGATAGTATACACTCAACTGCTAGGTAAGACCGAGTTCACGGTGCTACAAGAGACAGATGAGATTGATATTAACAAGATGAAGTCAAGTTCCGCACCTAACTACGTGCATAGCATGGACGCTAGTCACTTGATCAAGTCTGTAAATGCATTCAAGCGGGCAGGTTTAGGTAGCATTGCAGTAATCCATGACTCGTTTGGTACTCATGCTGGTAAGACACAAGCATTACGTGACTGTCTAACCAAGGAATTCGTTAAGATTTACCGTTCGGATTGGTTGACTACCTTCAAGGAGGAGATGGAGGAGATACTGAAAGAGGAAGTCGAGGAAGAGGTGCCGATGATTGGTACGTTAGACCTTGATCTGATCCACAAGGCTCACTATACATTTGCTTAAGATGTGTAGGTAAAGAGAAAGTCAAGGCCCTGTCCATGTAAAAGTGGATGGGGTTTTCTTTTATCTACACTATTCCCTTAGCTCTGCTAAGCAGAAGTACCTATAAGATGAGATCTATTCTCAACAACCATCTTGTCTACAGTTGTAGACATCCAAGTATTCGTAACCCGGACTATAGAAGAACACGTAAATCCTAGGAGATGCGGAGCATGTGATAAGGGAAAGGGGAAAAGAAAAGTAAGGACTAGGTTACCTGCGAAGCAGTATACAGAGGGACAAGGGAGCCGGGGAGTGGAAGGCTCGCATATTCTTTGTCTACAGTTGTAGACAACATAAAGTGGTGGAGTAATGCAACTAACAACAGACAAGATTCGTGAGCTGTTAGATTACAACCAAGAGACAGGTGTATTCACATGGAAAGCTAGGGTAAACAAAGCATTCAATGCTAGACTAGAAGGACTAGCTGCTGGGACAAACTCAATAGGCGCAACAGGATACCCTAGTATTTATATAAGGTTTAATAAAGAAAGGTACTTAGCATCTAGGCTTGCCTTCCTATGGATGGGCATTGCTATACCAGAGCAGGTTGATCACAAAGACAGGGACTCTACAAATAATAGATGGAGTAACCTAGAAGCAAGCAACTCCTTGGATAATAGCAGGAACAGAAGTAAGAGCAGGGCAAACAGTAGTGGAGTAACAGGAGTAACATGGAACAAGGCATCTAATAAATGGAAGGCTCAGGTTAGAGTTAAAAGTATCACAAAATTCTTAGGGTACTTCGATCACGATGACCTTGACCTAGCTGCAATGGTAGTCATGGAGTTCCGAGCTGAGCATGGCTTCTCTCCTAGTCATGGACTACAACGAGCAGCATACGCCAACGGTTAAACCGGACTATAGAATCAACGCATCCCATAGGAGATTATGATGCAGGACAATATGATGCAGGACAATATGCAATTCGAGAAGATCGTAAACAAGCGCAAGACCCAAGGCTATGATGCTGCCAAGCTACAAGAAAAGAAAGAGAAGAAGGCACAGCGGCGGCGGCAGCGGCGGCAGCGGAGAGAAGAGAAGAGGGAGATTATTTAATGGCTATAGTAGGTAACACTCAATGTCCAGAGTGTGCGAAGAATGGCCACGATAAATCTGCCAACCACCTTATGCAATTTGATGATGGCGGGATGTATTGCAATCGGGCTAGCTTCCATACCAGCGGCGAGCCTTACTACGTTGCACCCGATGGCACTAACCCTATCATCGAAGGCGAGATCAACGGTAAGATTAAGTACAGCATCGAGCAATTCGAGGAGCTTGAGCGAGAGGGTAAGATAAGAGATGAGTTCACCAGACAGCTTGCCCTTGGGGGGATGCGAGAACGTGATCGTTATCAGGTGATGAGTGAAGAAGAGAAGGCCAGCCTTGATGCAGAGTGGGCATTAGATGTCAAGCACTTTGATAGCCTTAAGGTCAAGCACCTCATCGACCGACAGATACACGGCAAGTACGCAAAGATGTACAACATCCGTGTAGGCCATGATGCACAGGGTAAGGTAGCTCGTCACTACTACCCTAAGTACGAGGCAGGTGAGATAGTAGGTGCCAAGTGTCGTAACCTACCTAAGGATTTTAAGTTCGGACACCTTGGTAAACAGTGGGGTGACTTTGAATTGTTCGGTGAGCATACACTACCAGAGGTGCTAGCTTCAGGCCGAAGGATGGATACGCTGGTGATAACGGGCGGCGAGTGCGATGCTGCTGCTGCACAAGAGATGCTATGCGAGAGCCAGAAGGGAACCAAGTACGAGGGTACACTCTTCCACGTATGGGCACCCACGGATGGAGAGAATGCAGTCGAGCAGATCAGACGAAGGAAGTCTGCTATCAATGCGTTCAAGAAAATCATCGTTGCCTTTGATGACGACGACACAGGGCAGAAGATGGGCCGGGAGGTAGCCCATATCTTCCCTACTAAGACAGTCAAGCTGGTCTTTCCCTCGGGAACCAAAGACCCTAACGATTGCCTTAAGCGTGGCCTTGAGCAGGCGTTCGTTGATGCATGGTGGAATCCTAAGGAAGTCTTTGAAGGTGTGAATGTTAAGAGCGTTCATAGTATCAAGGATGAGCTGAAGGCTGGGCAACCAAAGCCCGGACTCGGATGGCCTTGGCCTAGCATGGATCACCTTACCCTAGGTATCCGACCGCACCAGCTCATCTTGTACGGAGCAGGCTCAGGTGTAGGTAAGACCGAGGTGCTACGCCACATAGTAAAGCATCTTGTTGAAGAGCACGGTGAGTCTGTTGGTGTGATCAGCACGGAAGATCCTTATGTCAAGGTGGCCCGTTCCTTTATTGGTAAGTGGATCAACAAGCGTATTGAACTACCACCTAACAACGATCCATCTAGCCGAGGGTACAGGCTGGCGTTCAACTATACTAAGGAAGAGGTTGAAGATGTCATTGACTACATAGCAGGGCTTAACAAACTATTCTTTGCTGACCTGTCAGACAGCCGTAGTATTGATGCAGTCATGGAGCAGGTTGAAGAGTTCTATACGATGGGTGTTAAGCACATCATCATCGACAACTTGGTAGGCATTGAGGTTAAGCAGGATGGCAATGGTAACGAGCGAGAGGGTATTGATGAGGCACTGAAAACCTTTGGTCTTTATAAGGACAACAAAGAGGTTACCATTCACCTTATCTCTCACCTTAAGACTGTTGGCCTAGGCCGTACACCTCACGAGGAAGGTGGCGAAGTACAGCTATCAGACTTCCGTGGTTCCAGAGCCATAGGCTTTTGGGCAAGCTATGCTATTGCAGTACAGCGTAACACTCAAGCAGATACTATAGAGGAGAAGACCACAACCTATATCAAGATCGTTAAGGACAGGGATCAAGGCTTGTACACTGGCGAGAAGGTTATACTCCTAGGACAGGAGAGCACGGGTAACCTACTTGAACCAAGCCAACGTAGGGTGTCTACAACTGTAGACAAAACCCGGACTACAGAAGAAACAAACACAGACGCCTTTGGATAGGAGAATAATATGATAGGTTCAACTGCAAACCGCGCCGGTCAGGAATCTGAGCCGTTTGCGTTCTGTTTTACAGATGTGAACGGTAAGCCCATCGAGTTTTGCGACCACCCTAAGCACGCGGCAGAAGGCGATGCCCTAATCAGGACGCCCCTCTACACCCACCCTGCCAGCGCCGATGACTCAAAACACCACGCGGTCAGCCAGGGTGTGACCGGGGCGGGTGACGGCGGGCAGCACATAGACGATATAGCAGTTGATCGTTTTGCTGAGGCTATGAAGCAGAAGCTGGCAAAGCAGCGTCAGAAGGGCTACGGCGGCTGGAACGACAAAGAGCTGTGCCCAGACGGACGATTACAGAAATATCTCGGGGCTCACTTAGGCAAAGGCGATCCGGTGGACATTGGCAACTTCGCAATGATGATCTGGAATCGCGGGGAAAGTGTGACTGATGCGGGCGTACCCGATGCCGACTACATTAGAGCACTGCAGGACGCTTTCGACATCAACCAAGCGCCGGTCTAACATCCGAGCACGTAGCAAGAAGTAGGAGAAACAATGGCTATACTTACGAGTGCAAGGGTCGGCATTACAATGTCAGACCTAGAGATCCGAGCAAGAAAGGGTGACCCCTTTGCTCAGGATGAAATGGAACGACAGGCATTCACTGCTGCCAGTATCACAAAGAAGATCCAGAAGGAAGGACTTACCAGACTGCAAGCACAAGCTGAGGTCAGACGTAAGTAAGGTGCGGGGCTTAGGTCCTGCTTCTTTCTCTTTTAACATATTCTTAAGGTGTAATTATTATGAAAGCATTAGAGATACCAGCACGTTTTACTGGAACAGTTCATGTTGCTATCTGGAGTGACCCCACCTCCTTTCTGTACGGCGAAATCTTCTTATCAGACAGTAAGCCGGTCGGCAAGGGAGTAATAAACCTAGGTAGTGTAGATGTTGACATACCCTTGGAAGTTAATGGTTCTCTTGATAAACAAGTTGATCAACTCCTTGAATCAAAGAGCAAGATCATCCAGGAGGCTACAGACAAGGCTCAACAGATTGATGAGGCTATTGAAAGCCTGCGAGCTATTGAGTACAAAGAGTGAGATTATAATGCCAATCACAACAGGTAGAAAAGCTATAAGATTTCACAAGCTACATGCTATGCATTTCGCTATCCAACAGGATAAGTCCTATCAGCACAGACACCTGATCATCTCCTATACGCAGCCGATGCACCTACCCTGTACTCGTAAGGAACTCAGTGAGTACACCTCTGTACCTATCAATGCAGTTAGCAAGGTAGTGGCTGGGCTGATAGAGGAAGGTGCCTTGCTTGATGAGGGTAGGATGCAATGTCCTGTCACTGGCAGGGATAGCCGAGCTGTACAATATAACCCAAAATTCTCGGGGCCTTACTAAACCCGGACTATAGACACAAACAGGAGATAGCAATGCTTACACAAGAAGAGAAAGGACTGCACTGGCAGGCACTAGTATTCTATGCCATGTTACTTGATAAGGTAGGGTGTATTATAGCAGGTGGTGCAGCCAGAGACATTCTTATGGGCAATGAACCTAAGGACTATGATATCTGGCTGTTCGAGGACGTGTCAGAAAAGCAGGTCATTGATGCAGTACAAGAGGCTTACTATGCTTATTACAAGCAGTACGGTGGGTGCAAGGTTATCGTTACAGACGTATGCTCTGATGAGTATCCTTCTGACGACGGGGAAAGAGAAGTAACAGGAATAGATTTCTGTATCAAGGTAAACTTCAATGGTATCCTAATTGATATCATCAAGTTGGTAAGAGAGGAAGGAGAAGATATAGGTATCCATGATATCTTCAACAGCTTTGACTTCCCGTGTAACCAGTTCGCTCTATTGGCAGACAGCAGAGTAGTAGGCATCGGGCATCTAAACACCAAGCAGGTAGCACAACGAAAGCTCTGTATAAACAGGCTGGTTAAGCTACGCTCAAAGCTACCCGACTTTGAGTTCATCAGCTTACACTAGGAGATGTTATGAACCATCCAAGTAAACCCAATAGCCCTTCAGGTGCCGGTCGCTTTCTGTACTCAGATACGGAGGCGGTAGGTCTCCTCAATGCACTGAGACATAATGACCCATCGAGTATGCACGTAATCGGTATTCAAGATCTTAAGACTGGTGAGTATTTCCAGTTCTTTGATCCGTATGAATCCCGTGATCCAGATAACAGAGATGTACTGGATGCTGAAGGAGAAGAAGACGGTTACTTGATTGATGGTGTAAGGATGCTGCTTGAGGCAGAGGGTATCTCCATGCATAACTACGCTGGATATGACGCCCTATCTCTTGACACTATATTCCCTGATGATTGGACTATGAACAACAGGGAGAAGCGAGGCAAGGATCGCAAGTGGTCTCAGTTCTTTCCGTACCGTGTGATGGATACTTACGTACTAAGCACATTGCTTAACCCTGACCGCAAGGTTCCTCATGCAGCGTATGCATTGGGCAAGGGTAACGTAGGGCCTCATAGTATCGAGGCTCATGGTATTCGCATGGGTAACTGGAAGCCTGACAATGATGACTGGTCTAAGCTGACTGACCACATGCTTGAGCGAGTCAAGGAAGACTGCTTCATTGGTGCTGACTTGTTCTGGTACTTGATGAAAGAAGAGTGGACTGATCACCTGCACCGTGGCCCTAACAGGGTTACCGGGTACGGTATCGAGACTGCTTACGGCATGGAGTTACAGGAAGCATTGATCATGGCACGGCAGGGACGCCGGGGTTTCCGACTTGATATGCGACTAGCCTATAGTCGTTGGGTGGAACTGCACAAAGAGATAGAAGCCACAGAGCAGGGCTTCCGTCCACACATGCCACTTCGTATACGCAAGAAGGCTGCTAAGAAAGAGGACTTCAACAAGTGGCTGAAGGACTCAGCTAAGATGTACGACTGGTTACCAGAGAGAGATGCAGTTGAGTTACAAGCTAACCTAGAGTCAGTTGACTTCGATGTTACGCACATCAGCTACGCAGCTACCAACTGGAACCCTACCAACAAAGGTGGTGCCTATAGCAAAACATCTCAAAAGTATATCAAGGAAGCTCGTGGAAATATCAATGACTACAAGGTGGAAGAGAGACCGATAGCTGGCCCATTCACACCTGTATTGTTTGAGGAGATCCCATTAGGTAACCGGGATTCAGTCAAGCAAGTTCTTTACTCACAAGGTTGGAGAGGTGTTAACTATAATGAAAAAGAGCAGGAGTACATTGATGAGTACGGCGAGCTGGAACTGCCTTGGGCTGGTAAGATCGACGAAGAATCACTCGAACGATGGGAGTCCTCTGGCACTGTACCGGAATGGGCTACTGGTATCGCAAGGTGGTACGTCCTTTGTAGCCGAGCCAACCAGATCCTTAACTTCAAAGACGTAGCTTACTTTGATAAGACAGGAGTGTGGCCTAGGCAGGCTACTGGTAAGCACCAATGCCGTGGCCTCATGGCACGAGCTTGGTCTGATGAGTACCGCATCGAAGCGCAAGACTTCTACGCTAAGATGGGGAGTTGGCCAGTAGAGGATGAGTGGCGTGTGCCTGCTGTTGCAATCAGCATAGGTACTAACACATTCCGTATGCGACACAGGAACGTAGTGAACATACCGAGCCGAGGCTTGTATCCATTACGTGACCTGTTCATTGCATCGGATGGCTACATGATCCTAGGTTGTGATGCCTCTGGCCTTGAGCTTCGTATGCTTGCTCACTTTATGAATGACCCTGAGTACATCAAGCAGGTTCTTCATGGTGACATCCATACGTATAATCAGGAGATGGCTGGCCTGCCTACTCGGGATATGGCTAAGACATTTATCTATGCTTTCCTTTATGGATCAGGCATACCTAACCTAGCTGCTGTTACCGGGCTAACTGCTAAGGATATGGAGAGAAGAGTACAAGAGTTCAAAGAGAAGTTGCCTGCTTTGTCTAACCTTATCTCTGCACTTGAGAGAGTGGGTAAGAAGTTCGGTCATGTACTGGCAGTCGATGGCAGATGGGGACGTATCCGGGCTAAGAGTGGTGAGCTATTGGTTCACACTATCTTGAACGTACTCCTCCAGATGACAGGCTCCTTGTGCATGAAGTGGGGACAAGTCTTTGCTGAAGATGAGATGATAGCTGAAGACGTTGCACTTGATGCAAGAGGCTGGCCTTTGTTCATTGCTAACGTACACGATGAGATCCAGATGGAAGTACCGATGGGCGAGGTGGAATACACAACCTATGAGGTTAACTCTGCTGATTGGGAAGTGGAAGAGAAGCGTGAGCACAGAGATAGTGAAGGCCGTATGTGGTCTGCTCCTGCTGTACTTGATGGCAATCCTAAGAAGGATGACACCTTGTTAGTAGAGCGTAGGTATCACAGGGCTGGTGCTATCCTAGCAGAACAGATGACCAAGGCTGGTGAGTACCTAGGTATTCGTATCCCATTAGCGGGTGAATATAAAATCGGAATGAGCTGGGCAAAGACCCACTAGGAGACACCAATGACTCTATATGATATCACGGGAGGGCTGCTTCTAGTCCTTCTTAACTTGGCCCCTTTTCTGGGCTCTAGGTTCATACATCTTTAGGAGTAGTTTATGAGTATATGGTTCTACATTCAGGCCACTGTCCTGATTTCAGTAACACTTTTCATTTGGGTTTTCATCATCATAGCCACTTTCCAAAAATAGCAACTAGGAGTAATAATAATGGAAGCCGTTTATGAAGATCACATGGGAACAGACTTACGTGTAGTTAACGCTGCCCGTGTATCCTTCAGCAGCAAGAGCTGGTACATCAATGGTGAGTACCTACCTGACACAAAGAGTAATCGTTACTCTGAATGGTGTCAGTACCGGGACAACATTTTGCATTCAAACCATCATCTATGGGGAGGGCAGCACAACATAATCAGCATGGAAGACTACGGACTGATTAACTTCTTAGCTTCTCATGGTCACTGGACTCCGTTCGGTCACCCTCAGATTACCCTCGTGATGCAGGCCCCCGTGCCTATCAGGACTCAATGCTTCAAGCATAAGTCTGGACTGGTAGAAAATGAAGAGTCACGTAGGTACATCAAGAGTAGACCTAGCCTGTTCGTTCCAAATGAGTTCCGTTGTACGCCAGCTAATGCCAAGCAAGGCTCAGCGGGTGTGCATCCTGACTCTTCCGAATGGAAGCGTATCTACTGGAACACATGCAACCGAGCTATCCTGATGTACGAAGCTATGATAGAGGATGGTGTTGCACCAGAGCAGGCCAGATTCGTCTTGCCTCAGGGTATAGAGGTATCATGGTACTGGACAGGATCACTGGCAGCATTCGCAAGGGTGTACAACCAACGCACAGACAGCCATGCACAAGGGGAGATCCAAGATCTTGCCCGTGAGATGGGTGACCTAATTAAACCGCTGTTCCCCGTGAGCTGGGCCGCATTAACAGGAGATACACAATGATCAACATTATTAGATTCCTCAGAAACCTAGCCCGCTTCATCGAAGACCGAGCTGAAGGCTGCAAGCAGCGTGGATACAAGAAGCTTGGTAAAGAGCAGGAAGCTAACCGTAAAGCTTTCGCTGTTCAGGTTAACCAAAGTGCTGTTGCTTGGGAACGAGAGGCTGTACGTCATCGTGAGTCTATTGAGCGTATCCGTGCTGAACGAGAGCAGATCAGTTCAACCTATGATTCCAATGTTGATAACATCGCAGTCAAACTAAAGCATCTTGACCTATCGTAATAGCTGTTAAGTCCGGGCGTCAAAACCCGGACTATAGATGAGAGAATATAAATCTTAAAGGAGAAATAGATGAGCTTCAATTATGGTGCTGATCCGGTAGTAACAGGCGGTTCAATTAAACAAGCAGCAGCGGGTCAACACGAAGCCCGTTTGTCTGGCATTATCCACCTCGGACAATACGAAGATACCTTCGGTGGTAAGAAGAAACCTGCTGCACCTTTTGTATGTGCACTCTTTGAACTGAAGTCAGGTGAAGAGGGCGGTGGTATCAATGACGATGGCACTCCTATCATGGTACACAAGTCTTTCGCTCTTAAGAAAGGCGACCGTGCTACACTCACCAAGTTTATGAAGGTGATGCTGACACCAGCAGAGTTCAAGCAATACGAGGCAGGTGTTTTGGAAGGTGGGCTCGAGGACTTCATCGGTCGTCCCTTGCTCATTGATATGGAAGGAAGCAAGAAGAAAGAGGACAATGGTGAAGCATCTTACACCAACGTAGCTGGTATGAGTAAGATGCCAGCCAAGCTAGCCAAGCTTTGTGAAGAGCTGGAGCTAGAGTCAGTAGGTCATGTTCCCTTTGATAAGCTGGATGAGTTAGCTTTGCGTACCCTTCCTCCCTTTGAAATTTGGGGAAAGCTGGAAGAGTCAATCGACTTCCCCGGCAGTGCAGTAGAGGAAGTCCTTGCAGCTATACGCAAAGAGACTCCTGACTTCGGCACTAAGAAGGCGAAGGATGACGACGACAAAGGTGCCGACAAAGCACCACCTGAGCGTAAGCGTGAAGACCTCAATGAAGAGGAAGACTTCAGCTAAGATCATAACAGTACCTCTTGCAGGATGATATCTGCTACGTGCTGGATGAGATAAAGTGCCTGATCAGCACTAAATCCTCGGTTGATACAATGCCTCTGGTCTGCGTGTAGGACAGTTCGCAACTGCCTGCACCTTACTATGCCCAACTGATGTACACGGGGTCAGGTGTCCCTCTTAGGAGGGATACGCTGTGAGTACATTTAGAGGGCCGTTAGCTCAGTTGGTTAGAGCAGGGGACTCATAATCCTTTGGTCGCTGGTTCGAGTCCAGCACGGCCCACCAAAACCTTTATTAGATAGTTCTCTTGGACGCGGATGAAAAGTCCTCGAAGATGCGGGTATGGTGGAATTGGTAGACACAAGGGACTTAAAATCCCTCGGCTGTAACGGCCATGTCGGTTCGAGTCCGACTACCCGCACCAATATTCTTTCATTTTTTTTTTTGTTAGCAATATGACGTTAGTAATGGCGCTGAAGTTGGTTCGAGTCCAGCACGGCCCACCATCTCCCTGTAGCTCAATTGGATAGAGCATCGGATTTCTACTCCGTGTGTTGTAGGTTCGAGTCCTACCGGGGAGACCATCTAAGTGTATTCACAGGGTATTTAAAAACCCGGACTATAGAAGAAAGAGATTAAAAACCAAGGTCTGACACGACCACCGATTCCATTTAAGGAGATTTAATATGTCTAAGATTCTAGTAGAAGAAGTACAGAACGTCACCTACACTGTAGATGGCAAAGCATACAAGACTAAAGAAGCTGCTGATGCAGCCTTGGCCAGCCTTGAGAATGTACAAGAAGGTCTTGAGTTTACTGAAGCCCTGTATGCAGGTCTTGCTACTCGTGCCAAGCGCACCAAAGCAAACCTTATCGGTGAGTACCTTGATTGGGTAGCCGATGGCAAGCCTGTAGTTGTTGAAGAGGAGCCAGCCTCAGCCTAAGCAATAGGTTTAAGTAAGTAACTAAGTAGCCCCTCCTCTATCGGTGGGGCTTCTTTGCTTAGGAGATATTTATGTTTGATATGGGAGCAAGTCTTTATGAGAAACCGCATAGCTATTTTCTATGGCCGACTGATGGCAGATTTACAGCACTGGTCGATGCAGATATATTACCTTACCTAGTAGGGTATACAACGGACGAAGAGAAGTACGCCAAAGCACTGCTTAGAATAGAGGAAGGTGAGTACCATTGTGTAACTGAAACTCCAGAGTATGAAGATGCAGCAGACCAACTAGATTGGACACTCAACTATTGGGTTAACCAAGCTGGTGCTGACTCTGCTATCTTGTACGTCACAGATTCACCCGGTAACTTTCGGCTGGGCGTGGCCTTTACTAAGCCGTACAAAGGACAACGTAAATCAGAGAAGCCACCTTTCTTCTCAGAGCTTAAGGCTCACCTAATAGAGAACCATCATGCTATCGTTGCAACAGATTGCGAAGCAGATGACCTTATGGTTACAGAGCTTAATCAAAGAAACAAAGAACTAGAGCAGCAGGGAGCCGACATAGGTTCAGGTGAACACAGGAAGTTCAGTGACGCCATTGCTATCAGTTCTGATAAGGACATAAGGATAAGCCCCGGATGGCATTACGACCCTACCAAAGATGACAAGGTATGGGTCAACGTACTCGGATGGTTTGAGCCTGTCTACAAGACAAGGGAGGTTATAAATTACGAATACTGGCCACTGTACAACGGTGAACCTATGCATCCTGACACAAAGGGTGAGCCAGATAAGTATTCCAAAGGAAAACAAAAGGGGGAGGTTAGACGCAAGAGGGTTAAGAATGGTGTTACTCTATCTCAGTACGTAAATAAACTGAGGGGAGCTGGACTTAAGTTCTTCTACTCACAACTCTTAGTTGGTGATAGTGCAGACAATTATCCCGGTATCCCCGGAGTAGGCATGACTCGGGCATTTGAGGTTTTAAACTCATGTGAAACCGAGGAAGAAATGTATGAAGCAGTCTTGCAAGAGTACAATCAGGCATTGGGTCAACGTAGTTTGGCTCATAACCATCGCGGTGGTAGCCTCACTCTCTCTTGCGAACAACGTATGGTGGAGCAGGGAAGACTTGCACACATGCGAAAAGAAAAGGGAGAGATGTGGAGACCAGACATCTACTGCCCGCACGGGGAGGATGATGTATGGAACGAATGAAGGCGAAGGGGAGGGCTAACTATGCGCATGAAAAACAAAGATATAAAAGAATTCAGAGAGATGATGGTAGAAGATCAACAGGGTATCTGCCCTCTCTGTAATAGGAGGTTCTCTACTATGAATCCCAGAGATGTATGTGCTGACCACTGCCACGACACTGGTTTTATGAGAGGGGCATTGTGTCGTAATTGTAATGGTAATCTAGGTAGAGTGGAAGGGTTAGCTAACAGATCTAAGAGGGGCTTAAGTAAGATATCTTGGCTTGTGAATGCTGTAGGCTATTTGGAAGATAGAAAAGGAGCACCTAAATACGACAGTATACACCCTACCTTCAAGACTGAGGTAGAGAAGCGCACCCTCCGAAACAAGAAAGCGAAAGCTAGGAGGATTATAAATGGCAAGGCTTCGACTTAGGAATTTGTTTACAAATGAAGAGATAACAAGTGCTATCGACAGCACCTCTAACTTTGGTCACGCAGCAACAGAGTTATCTGAATTGAGAGGTGTATCAGTAAGTAGGCACATGGTCAGGTATTGGAACCGGACTATAAGAGAGTTCACCAAGGCCAATGGAGAAAGCTATGTTGGAGATACAGTAGCCAACAGGTATATCAGAAATAACGAGGTTGTATTAAGAAAGCCCTCTGTTGCTGATTACGAAGGTGTGTCTACAACTGTAGACAACTCTCGCATCCTCATTATCCCTGACCAACATGCACCTTATCATCATCAGGATGCACTTGAGTTCCTTGCTGCTGTTGCTGCTGCTATTAAACCAACTAGGGTTATCAACCTAGGGGATGAGGTGGATGGCCATGCTCTATCAATGCATGATTCCGATCCCAACTTGGATAGCGCAGGCCCGGAGTTAGAGTCTGCTAAGATCTTTATGCAAGCTCTTGCTCGTATGTTTCCTGTACAAGATGTGTGCCATAGTAACCACGGATCCCTTGTTTATAGAAGAGCATTCAAGTACGGCATCCCTACTCAATACATCAAAACCTACAGAGATGTTCTGTTCCCTGATGGTGGTGGAGATGGCTGGAGCTGGTATGAGAAGATCTGCATTGACTTGCCTAATGGTGAAACAGTGATAGCTCAGCACCAGAGTTCAGGTGATATAATGAACAACGCAGCGCATGAAAGATCAAGCATTGTACAAGGCCATGAGCACAGCAAGTTCGATATACAGTACAGAAGTTCAACGTCATCTCTGTATTGGTCTATGATCTCTGGTTGTTTGATTGACCCTGAGTCACTAGCTTTCGCCTATGGCAAACTCTTACCCAAGCGTCCAATCATCGGCTGTAGTGCAATCATTGACTCTCAACCAGTTCTTATTCCAATGATACTGGATAACAATGGAAGATGGATTAAGACATTAGGAGGCCCGTATGCGTATTGGTAAGGTAAAGTCTGATGGATCAACGGCAAGCTATTACAGGCTTCCTCGTTTGGCCAGAGAACTACAACACCTGGTCTCACATAAGAACATGAACGGGCAGATCGCAGAGATCTTCCGTGCTTGCTATCGCTATGGGGAGGTAGAACACTCCGAGATGCTTCGTGATGCAAAGAAGATTAAATTCTATGCTGAAGCGGAGATCGAACGACTAACTAAGTGGAGTAAGTAATGAACTGTTTTGAATTCTTAGGGCTAAGTAAGGATCATAGGGCGTTAGGCAAGGTAGTTCAACTTGTTAAGAACTATGATGAGGTTACACCAAAGAACATAGTGTACCCTCTGCTAGGGCAGGTTAAGTACGATGGTGTGTTTGCAATGCTTATTGTAAAACATGATCGTGTCGCTATATTTGGTAGAACAGGTAAACTATTAAGCCTATTGGAAGGTTTTTGTGAAAAGTATTCCTTCCTAAACCCCGGAGTTTACATTGGTGAGTTGTGCTTACCCGGCAAGTCTCTTGAAGTCTTGAGTGGTATTGTAAACCCTAACCGGACTAACGTACTCGATCCAACTCTTATGAACTATTGGATCCAAAACAGGGAGATGCATTTCCATGACTTTCTTACCACGGAAGAATTCATTATTGGGCAAAGTGATAACTCGTACTCTAGTAGGGAGCGCGATCTTATCGCTGCTGGTCTGCCTTACATTCACACTATTGCTCTTCACTCCGTTACTGATGCTGAGGTATTTGCTAAGGCTTGTATTGATTCGGGACACGAGGGGATAGTTATAAAGAGTGACACTGATTGGGTGGCTGGTCACAAAGGTTGGAGATCCATGAAGAAAGTAAGGCAGATTAGTTATGATCTGCTTTGTATAGGTACAGAAGAGGGGACAGGGAAGTACGCAGGTAAGGTAGCAAACCTGTTGTTCCAGTGGGGAGATGGTGATGTTATCAAAGCGATGCTAGGTAAGAACTACACTCACATGGATGCAGAGGTTATGTTCTCAGACCCCGGCTATTCCCCTGAAGGCCAAGTGTACAGAGTGTACGGACTACAGGATTCCAGCAAAGGTAAGATCAGATTACCTAAAGTTGGTGAGCTTAGAATTGATAAAGCTACACCAGATTTTTAATTGAGATGGGGCAGCGTAGCCCCTTTCTTTACTACTTGGAGGTTTAATGCCTAAGTTAGAAGAACTAGAGAAGTCAGTAGGAGAGTGGGCAGAAGGTAAGGGCCTGATCTTTGAAGGTAACGAAGTTGCACAGGTTAACAAATTTATTGAGGAAGCTTACGAGTTTGCAGATGAAGTACACATGGGCAATAGAGACAAAGTAATCATGGAAGGTGGAGATGTTCTGGTAACTCTATGCGTACAAGCAAAGTTGCAAGGCACCACACTGGCAGAGATGCTTGAGTCTGCTTATAATAAGATCAGCAAGCGCAAAGGCAAGACCATTGATGGCACCTTTGTTAAGGCAGGTGAGTAATGGATAAAGCTACAGACATTTTGAGTTCAATAACGGTGTTTACCAAGTACTCAAAGTTCGTACCAAGCCTACAGCGCAGAGAAACATGGGAAGAGCTAGTGTTTCGTAACATGCAGATGCACATTGATACGTATCCAGATCTTGCAACAGATATCTTTAATACGTACATGG